CGCATCGTCTCCGCGTCACCGGCCACCATGTCCCACGGGTTGTGGATCATCAGTTGAGCGCCGGTCGCCATGTACCGCTTCTTGCCTGCCACGAATGGCAGGGTTGCGGCCGATGCCACGCCAGCATCCGCGTAGGTGTGGACGTCGGGAAGGCTCGCCAACAACGTGTGCATGGCGATGCCGTCGTTGGCGGACCCGCCACCGGATGAAATGTGGACGTCAATCGGCACGGACCCGAGCGCAAGAATGTCGCGGCGGAACTGGTCGGCCGTGATGCCCCAAGCGCCGATGTCGCCGTAGATGGCGACTTGGGCGCGGCCGTTGGCTTGGGCTTTGATGGTGTACCAAGTGTTCACGCGGTGCCTTGGTTGGCGTTCGATGACGCGATTTCGTTGGGGTCGAGCATGAGAACGCGGGCCGGTTCCACGCCAAACGCGGCGGCCTGCGCCTCGACGAAGGCAATCTCGGACGCACGCTGCCGGATGGCCCGTTGCCACCGCTGGCCCTTTTGGCCGTAGAGGTCTTGAAGCGTCGTCATGCCAGCCTTGAACTCTTTGATGGCGGCGTCCGTGTTGCGGCCCACGTCCACGTCCGGGCCCTTCGGCGGGACGAAGTCGAACGCACGCCAGTCGCCCGGGGCGCCGCGCAACTGCCCGTCGCGCTCGATGCCGTAGGCGATGACATGCTCGTAGATGCGCCCGCAGTGGTCGGCAAGGACGGAGCACCGGACCCGGAACCACGCCGCGGCAACGTCGAGCATGGCCCGCTGGCTCGTGCCCTGCATGGACGACGGGAGTAGAAGCTCCTTCGGGATGCCGATGCCGACGGCAAACTTGTTGAGTAGGTAGTCCCAATAGGCCGCCGTGCGTTCGCTTGGGCGCTCGCCCGGGAATTGCTGCGCGTCGTCGCCGTGTTTCAGCACGCGCTCCGTGCCGCCGAACACGTCGCGGTAGTAGGCTGTTCGGTCGGTGCCGTCGGAGCCCGTCACAGTGCCGCGTGCAAGGTCCTCGTCGGACACTTCACCGGCCTCAGTCTTCACGATCGTGGTGGTGGACGCGTTGACCTTCGCGGCCTGCATCTCGAAGTTTTCGAGGTCGTCCAGGTCGTGCAGGACGTTGATGACGGGGTAGCAGAACGGAAGTCCGCGAAGCTGGCCGGGGCGGCTCGGCTCGAAGACGTGAACAACCTGCTCGGCAGGCACGCGCACCGGGCGCGACGTGGGCGCGGTCGTTGAAGACTTCCAGTCGTCGGCCTCGAACCAGTAGGCCACCGGCCGCCCGTTGGTGTTCACCTCGACGCCGTCATGGATGAGCGTGTTGGCCACGTCGTACGTGGTCGGGCTCTTGCACCGGTGCGACTCGATGAGCTGCACGCGCGGGTTGCCCGTCTCGCCGTAGGTCAGGAGGATGAAGACCTCGCCATCCACAAACCACGACCGCGCGATGAGGCCTTGCAGCGTGTTCCAGTGCTGGCGCGACGAAAGGTCTGCGTATGGTTGCCACGCCTCCCAGTATGGAAGCGCCCGCTCGTTCCATGCGTCGTTTGTCGTGGCCGGGAAAAGGTGGAGACCCTGCCCAACGACGTACTGCTCGAACAGGTCCACGGCGCGGTTGTAGAAGCCGTTGTTGCGCTCGAAGTATCGGCTCTTGCGCTGGAGTTCCGCGCGCACAAGGAACCCGGCATCCACCCTCGGGTAGGTGAACGCGGCCGGGGCGATGCTTCGGTTGCGTGACGGCATCGCGCCCTCGTAGCGGGCCTTGGCCCCAAGGAAGGACCTCACGGAGGCGGCGAGGCGCGTGGCGAGGTTCATCGGTTCACCCCCGTGAGGTCAAAGCGGTGTTGCACCCGCCGAACCGAGGCAAGGCGCCCAAGCATCCACGTCACGCGCGCGGCGTCCGTGGTCTGGCCAGCGGCCACGGCTTGGTCGTAGAGGGACAGGAGGCGGTCAAGCGTCTCGACGATCTCGCCCGGGCTCACGCCTTCACTCGGGAACTTGGTGTTGGTCCCGCCACCGGAGAACGAGACCATGCGGCCGTTGCCGCTCGTGGACTGGATGGTCTGGCCGGTGGATTGGCCTGCGATTGCCGCCGTGTTCAGCGCCGTCAGTTGGGCCGACAGGGTCAGGCTTGCGGCTTGGGCGGATGCCCAAACCCACCGCAAATATCCCCGGACCCATGGCGTGGAAACGGCCACGGGTCACGCTGGGCACGGTGGCCCTGCCGGTTCAACGCGCGCGAACTCCCGCCAGCTTCCGTGTGCTGCCGTTGGCCCGTGGGCGTGGATTTGCGACCAGCCAAGCCCGCGCTTCAAGGATCGTCGCGGTTCCGCCCGGCATGACGAATCCACGGCGACGCATCGCCCAAACGAAGGACACGTTGCGGCGGAGGGCGTGGGCGCGCTCCTTGCAGGTCAGCAATTCAGGCGCGGGTCTCATTCGGTTGGATCTTCAATCGGCCGTGAAAGATGGCGGCGGCGATGGCCATGACCTCGCAGTCGTTCATGTGGTTTGGCCACCGCTTGCTGCGCGGCTTCCACGTCCACGTTGTGCGGCCCGTGCGGGCGGAGTACTCGGCCACCTTCCGTTCGCAGTCCCGGTGATGCCAGTAGTCCTTCGTCGCCACCTTGGCCATGACCTCGTGGCGCGTGGCGACCTTGCCCTTGCTTAGGCGCTCCAGGATGTCCTTGGTCGTGTCCGTGGCGAACTCCAGAAGGTTCAGCTGGATGCGCCCCTGCTGGCCCGTGCCGACTCGCGGGTCGATTGGGCGGAGGAACGTCGGCACTTCGAGGTTGGTCTTGGGGTCGCGCCAGCCTGTCCGAGCCTCGCCCTTCGCGGGCATCCACCCGACCCACAAGGGGACCTTGCCGACGCGTGGGATGGCCTTGCCCCAGCGCAAGCACTCGGCGTACACGGTCGTGGCCTCGAAGCCGGAGTCGATCAGGACGTGGTGGTCCTTCACGGCGTGCTCGACCTGCGTGTCGCGCACGTCCTGCCACGTGTCCAGATGCCCGGCGTCGATGGCGAGCGAGTGCCCTTCGGCGTCGAACTCCCTGACGACGTACCAGAAAAACGGCGCGGCGGCTTGGTAATCGACGCAAAGAAACCGGACGGCATCCGTCGCCCTTTCCACGTCGTCCCCAACCACGGCTTCCTCGCGCGTCTTCGGCGCCGATTGATTCTCCCACGGCTCGGCGAGCATGCCGTTGATGAAGCCTTGAAGACCAAGGATGGACTCGCTTTCCTCGATGAACTTCGCTGCCAGCCGTCCCCACGTACAGGACCGGTCAGGCGAGTAGAGCGATGAAAGGTGGTAGGACCGGACGCCGGGCATGGCGTTGGGATTCTCCGCGCGCCACTCGCCATGCCTCAATGCGGCGACCTTGTGAGCGTCGGAGATGTGTCCCTTGCAAAGCTGGCACTCGTACCGCGCGAACGCCATGACGCGGCGGAAGTCCCACTTGCCGTCATCGTCCTTGGCCTGAGCGCCCGTCGCCGGGTCGTTCCACTTCACGTTCTCCCAGACGAGTTTGATGCGATCCTTGCAATGCGGGCACGGGATGAAAAACCGCCGTTGGTCGCCGCGGGTGAACCGCTGCCAGATGCGGCCTTCGCTCGTGGTCGGTGTGCTCGTGAGGAATGCCAGCGACGAGGAGAACGCCTTCAACCTTTGCTCGGCCAGGTCGAGGGCGTCGGCTTCTTTCGCGGTCGCCTCCGCGAACTTGTCCACCTCGTCGGCGATGAGGCATCGCACCGGGCGAGACGCGAGGTTGGCGGGGGAGTTCGAGCCGATGAAGGTCAACGTGGAGTCCGTGAACTGCTGCTCCAGGTTCGTGAGCTTGTCGCGGTCGGCCGGGAACTTCGCCACGAGCGCCTGGCAGTCTTCGAGCATGGGCATCCATCGGCCCTTGGAGAACGACCGGGCGAGGTCCGCGTTTGGCATGAGCCACAGGGCCGGGCTCGGCTGGTTGCCGATGAGCCACGCTAAGCCCGCCATGATGGTGGTGGTCTTGGCCGTCTGCGATCCCCAGCAAAGGACCGTCTCGCGCACGCTCGGGTCCTTCCAGTTTTCCAGCGGCTCGCGGGTGTACGGGCGGACGGCGGTCGAGAACGGGCCCGGGTGCTCGGTCTGCCGCTGCGTGAGCCGCAAGTTGGCCTCGGCCCACTCAACGACCGTCTGCCGGGGGGCGGGTCGGTAGAGTCCGCGGCGGTGGTCGATGATGTCGCGTTGCAGGTCGCTCAGCATGCGCCTTCCATTTTTGACTTGGTCTCTTCGAAGGTTCTTCCGGTCGTCTCGTTCACGGCGGTCTTTCCGGTGAACTTTTGCCAGCGGTCGACAGCGACGTCCACGTATGCGGGATTCAGTTCGACTGCGTGGCACACGCGACCGCTTTGCTCGCACGCGATAATGGTGGTCCCGCTTCCGCTAAACGGCTCGTAAATGGCCTGCCCCGGGGATGAGTTGTTTTCAATCGGCCTCTTCATGCACTCGACGGGTTTCTGGGTACCGTGGCCAACACCACCGTCTTCCCTGGCCTTGATGTTCCAGACCGTGCTTTGACTTCTGTCCCCGTTCCAGTGGCCGTTTTCTCCATCTTTGACCACATACCAGCACGGCTCGTGCTGCCAGTGGTAATGGCCTCGACCAAGCGTAAACCGATCCTTTGCCCAGATGATCATTGATCGGTGCTTGAAATCGCACGCCTCAAGGCTGTCTAGGACCTCCCGTGTAAATAGTGAAGCGTGCCACACGTAAGCAACCGATCCGGGAAACAAAGCCCATGCTTCGCGCCAGTCTGCTCGGTCATCGTTGAGCACCTTTCCCAGCTTACCCTTGTTCTTGTTGACTCCTGCAGCTGCCCTCCATGCGGGATCGGATTCCACACCGTAAGGCGGGTCCGTGACCATGAGGTGCGGTCGTACTCCGTTGAGAACCTTTTCGACGACGGATGCCTGCGTGCAATCTCCGCAGATGATCCGGTGTCGCCCGTCGAGGATCCACACGTCGCCGGGTATTGAAACCGGTTGCGCCGGAACTTCCGGTATGTCGTCTGGGGCCGTGTTTCCTTCGTCGGTTGAAACGGAAAGCAGTGCCTGCAGCTCCTCATCTGAGAACCCAGTCAGGCCAAGCTCGAATCCGTCTTCAGAGAGCCTTTTCAGCTCTGCCGCAAGAAGGTCATCGTCCCACCCCGCGTTCAGCGCCAGCTTGTTGTC